CTGATAGGTCAGGTTGTACGCCATTCGACCATGCAGATACTTAAGTCTAGACATAGCAAATGGATTGTCCTGAAACGGAATACGATTATTCTTGATATCCTGCTGATACTGCTCAATAGAATGACTTTGGAAATACTTATCAGCTAAGTCCTCTACTTCTTTCTTCTTTACCTGTTGCCGCTTTGCTTCATCAATCTGATACTGATCGAAGTCTTTAGATGCCTGCTTAAAAGCTAGACCTAAAGCATTCACCCAGTCACCTTCGAGGTCTGCAGTAACTTTAGAAGAATCAATGTTAAGGTTTGCACCCTTATATTCCCCGAGCTTAGCTAAGCCAGAATTGAAGTACCTCCAAGTACCCATCTCATTAGCAATGGACGTAGTACCTGCTGTATTCTTATAAGCCATTAGTAGTAATAACCTCCATAGGAACCTCTACGGTTATACCCCTGATTCATCGCACCTGTAAAGTTCTGCATGTAATCAAGGAAGTTAAACATGCCTTGGTTTTGTGTCTTAAGGGTACTGTAGTTAGCTATAAAGTTATTCATGAAGCTAGTACCGGTACCCATAGTAGACGAAGAAGTAGTAACACCTGCAGTAGACGTACCTAAGACATTCGCACCTGCAATACCAGAGAGACCCGCAGAACCCCCAACACTAGAGGTACCTGCAACAACCGTCTCTCCACCCACAGTACCCGCAATGGTACCACCAGTACCACCTACGGTACCTGCAGCACCTGCAAGAGCACTGCCTGCACCTGCTGTAGCTGCACCAATAGCTGCACCTTTAGCGGAACTATCGAGGAATTCCATAACGTAGCTCATGCCACCCTTATATTGGCTCTTGAGTTGATCTCTAGCCTGCTCTACAGAATTCTTCATCTGGACATATAGAGCATCCTTCTGAGATCTAATGTTAGTTACATCAGTCTCATAGGCATCCTTAAGAGCAGTCTTTTGTCGCAACACTGCACCTGAGATTGATCTTTTGATTTGTCCTGCAGTTCGCCCTTCGTAACCTGTCTCAGCTAGAGAAGCTTCAACTGTAGCATTATTCTGCAAGGCGTTATAAGACAACTGAAATAAGTTGCTCACAGCATTATCATAGGCACTCTGCTCTTGTCTAGTCAATTGGTTCTGATTCCAATTGTAGTTCATCTGAGCATAGTACATCTGTTTCTTGAATGCTTTAGTGAGAGATCTGTTGTACTTTGATTTCTGCCACAGGGAACTGCCACCACCTGCAACTGCACCGATTACTGCACCTGCAGCAATTATTCCTGACATAGTTCCTCTCTATTGTTAGTTAATAACTGCCACTCATCAGTAAACTCTTTCTCTGCTTCCTCTACAGTAGATGCGTTACTAGCAAAGAACATTGTAATGTAGGTGTCCTCAAAGGCACTAAAGACCTGCCTACGGCCATCCATACCTTTCAATACAGAATAGCCAGAGATCTCCTCTAGGTGATCCCCTACGACAACCTTACAGTCCCCACTAACGATAACCACTGTAGGAATCTTAATGAAAGCACCTGCACCAATCTCACCCTTTCTCAATAGAATGGTTCTAACGTAACAGCCTGCCCACAGGAAATGATCTACTTCAATAGGTGCCTCAGGCAGAGACAGAGTAGCCATAACAAGACCTTTACCAATCTCTTGCTCCATAGGCGCCATACTAGGCAGAGCACCTACCATAGCTTTCTTAAGAGTTAATCCCTTTCTCACGTCTGACTATTCCTCCGAATATAATATCCTTCCCAACCACCAGAGATAAGGTTCACAGGCAACGGATTATCTGAAGTAACTGTAATCTTAACCTCAGTACTATTGTCCTGCACAGGGAACTTAAACTTACCTGTTGCTACTCTATAGGATCCTAAGACTAATGAAGATTCACTTAAGACCTTAGATGTACAAGTGTACTTGAAGTGCTTATTCTTGACATCATTGTCTACAGACACATCAAAGGTACCAGAGTTACTATAGTTAAACCAATAGTATCTCAGTTGTAATCTGCCTTCATCTTCAGAGATCTTAGCACCGTCAGAAGTAGTTTTCTTAATCGTTGGTCTAGACAATACAACATCAAATTCATATTGTCTGCCTACGAAGTAAGTCATACCTCTGAGATCCCCAGTCACCTTAAAGACACCATTAGCATCCCAATCGGTTACCTGATGATAGTAGCCATCAGTACCAACTAGACAATACGTAGATGAGCCAATCTTAGGAACAGCACCATAGACATCCTTTAGGGAGACCTCGGTATAGTCATTGTAGGCACTGTACTTATTAGTATCAGGGATGACATAGCGTACCTTACGATCCATAAAGTATCTTACAGGTTCATCAGAGAAGTCTACTGCCTGACCTGTAAGCCTGCTCTTCTCTAAGAACAGTCCGCCATCAGTGTTAATAAGGAAGTAGATTTCAGAGCCTACGAACTCTGCAAGTAAGACCTGAGTACCTTCATATCGGAACGTCCATTTGCACCATGACTGCTGCATACTCTGGGAATTCTGAATGATGTACTTAAAGATCCATACAGTGTTAGGATGAGTACGTGAACACAGTGTGATTACATTGTCTGCAGTATTACCAGAGAGCCTAAAGATTCCCTTAGGAATATACGTAGGAACATGAGCAGAGACGTCCTCAGCATCCTTAAGGTCAGCTACGTCCTGTACCGTATAATATCTCATAAGAGAGCAATAGTTAACTCTGTTAGAGATAAAGAAAATACTTTGTCCTACACCTAAAGGCTGAGCATCATCACTGTAATCAAAGGAAGTGATTTGGTCAACCTTAGCACTCTTAGGTGTCATTACGCCATCACTAGAGAGAACGAATTGTCCTTCTCTAGAGAACAACATTAGTTCCCTGCTGAATGGTACTGCATGAGTTAGAATACAGACTTTGTTTGAAGATACAGCAAGGTCAATTGGATCAGTATCAGCAATAGTAGCTGCTGATCTAAACCAGAAATTAAAGAAATCAGCAGAAGCACTGAGGATAACATTTTCACCACTGATGAACCCTAAGCGATTTCTGTAGAAGAACATATCATTCAGCGTTTCCCCTACGAAGCTAGGCTCAGGATTGCTGTCCTCATCACCTACTGCTCTATCAGTCCAAGTAAGTCTTTTGAAGTGGAAGGAGCCATCAGATTCTCTTACGAGCGCATGAGGCATACTAGAGTAATCAAATTTATACTGAATGTTTGGTGCGGCACACTCTAGCCACGCATTCTTACCTTCATTGTAGTTAACATAGTAGTCATCATCAGCCGAGTTAGATTCACCCTTAATGCGCATGATGTAACCATCAGGAGCAGCAGGGGGAAGCTTAGAGACACTGTTAACGTAACCCTTCAAGACATATGCATTAGTGTTGCCAAAGCCATCCTTAACAACAACATTAGGCATATCCCAGCCAGTCTTAGATTGGATGGAAACTACGGAATCACCAAAGACATAGAAGTTATAAGCATTGAAGTTGAAATTAGGATTCTTAGCGAACCCCATAGAGGCTCTGCCGCCAACCTGTCCTAATAGCCAATCATAGGTAGTTGCTCCATCATCAGCACTCTGAGAACCTGTAGCTAAGTCTACAAGTTTCTCTGCAATGTACGCAGAGGTAGTCTGTACAGCCTGCTTAGCTTCACCACCATCAGGGGTAATGACACCACACATAAAGGTACTGCCCATAAAGAGAGCATAGGTCTTAGCATAGGAGGCATTCTTAATGTACGCTAGTGCAGTGTCCTGACCCTTTTGAGAGGTAGTAGAACTAGACATACCAATGGTTTTACTACGGTTCAGAATGAACGTATAGTCTGCAACAGTGACTGCTCTAAATTCATCATTAGCGTCCGTGACATTAAGATAACTAGCATCATTGTCAATAACAACTTTCTTTTCATTACCTTTAAAATCCCATACCTTTAGAGACCCGCTGGACATACCTAAGATATACTGCTCAGTCTCGTCTCTGTTAATGACATGATACTTAGTAGTGAGTGGATCTACTCTGTCCCCAAGTCTCTTAATGTGAACTGTAGGAGGTCTCTTTTGCAGGCCATCGACTTCACTAGAGAAACCATTGATCTGCTCCTCTACCTGATCAGCAAACCTAATGATATCCGGTTGCTGAGATACGCCACCCTTATAGGATACTGTTGATTGCGATACTAATGGCATCCCTATTAGCTCCTCTGGATATACTGAGAAATGTATTGGTCATCATTGAGGATATTATAGTTACCCGTAGTTAGATCATAGTCAATGATATCTGCATAGGCACTAGATTCCTCAGTCATCAGATGCGTATTCAGGTCATCTGAAGTAAGATATCTCATCTGGAAGATTCTAGCTGCACGACAAGTAATGAACTTACGGAATACCTCAGGTAACTCCTCAAAGTCTAATCCTCTAACCAGAGTATCTAAAGTCAAACCCTCAGGGAACTCATTGGTCTGCGAAAGAATGTCGAAAAAATAGCCGGATCGTCTGATCAACTTATAACCACTGCTGACAAACCTAAGATAATTATTAGGGCAGGGAACTAAGTTAGTATCAGCGTCCGGCAATAAAGCTACTGAATCTTCAATATTAAAGTCCCATCCTCTTGATTGGATCTCTTTAGAGACACTATCGAGAATCCTCACTGCATTCAGAACGTCTACATTCAGTTCATCTTCAAGTGAGTTAACGGGACTAGAGCCTACAGCAGATAAAATCTCATTCACTGCATCTAGTTTGTTAGAAGGAGTGACAATCATAATTTATCCTTTGTAGTAGTATTTTATAGTTGTTATTATGTATTATTTGGGAGCTGCAGGGATCTTAGGCTTCCTAGAGACTACCTTAGGTTTGACTTCAGTTGGGGCTTTAATCAAACCTAATTTAATCTTTTCTTCTACAGTCAAACGGGAGCCTTTCTTAGAACCCCCGTTGACATAGAAATAGGAATCCTTAATGTCGGATTCCGAGTACATTACGCACCAACCTGAGCAGTCTTAACGAAGAGACCCACGGCTTCAGGACGAAGGCCACCGTGACCCACAGCCATCTTAGCGATGATCTGATCAGCCTGATATTCAGCTCTGCGAGCACGTTCCATAGCGAGATCCTTCAGCTTAAGGGCACCCACAGCGGAACGGTGGAAGGCGATACCCTGAAGGACAGCCGTAGAGATCTGATCCTTAAGAGCGTGCTTACCATCAACACCCTTGTTCAAGAAGTTCGGAGTTTCCACAATCTGGAAGCCACAGACATTCTGGAGCTTGCCCGTATTCGGATCAAAGATAGCAGCAAAGTTAGCAGCATCCGGCATAAGGGCACGGCAGATAGCCGAATAACCTTCGGGGGAGACAAGGAAATAACGGTCACCTGCCGGAACCCAATTCTTCGTAAACTGAGCACGGGCATCAATCAGACCCTGCAGGAGGATGTTGCCATACTCCACAGTCGTAGCTTCATCCTTACCCGTAACATACTCAAATGCCTTGCCCGTACCCGGATTTTCAAGAGTAGTATTATCAGGGATGTTCTCAGGCATACCCGCGGTAGTCTTAGCACCCGTGTTAGCAAGTTCATTGATAGAGGCACAGTCGAAAGCCTGAGCAAGAGCTTCACCAAGCTGCTTCGAGTATTCCGTACGGACATCATAGTGATTCATTGCATCATCGATATCCGTGATAAGAGCATCAGCCGTGAGGAGACCATCGATAGCAATCACTCGCTCCGTGTTCTCCATCTTCTTACGCTGATCATCTAAGGAGTTACCCGGGGTAAGATACTTAGCATGAGTACGACCCATGACAGCGAACGAGGCACTCTTCAATTACCTCACGTTTCACATAAGGCGCTACCCTTATGCTCCCTCTAGGATGCTGTTAGTTCCTAGAGAGCACATAGTTTCCTATGTGTTCAGACTATATCTTAACAATGACAGCCATGTTCTTCAAGATATCTAATGGCATTCTCAAGTCTATACGGAGAATCCTTCATAAGCCCAATCGCAGTATTGCAATTGTTGCAAAGGATACCCCGAAGTTTGCCTGATTTATGATCGTGATCAGCCGCTGCCTTAGTGTACCTAGAGGAATTCAAATCACAACCGCAGATAGCACATTTGCCTTCCTGAAGGCACCATGTACGTTCATAGGTATGAGGATCCCATCCTGTTTCTCTAAGCCTAATCTTAGCTTTCACACAATCCTTGCAGTCATTTCTATAGCTAATGTAGGTGCCACCACCTTTACACTTATCTTCTCGTTTATAGAAGTCGTCTATAGCTTTGACAATACCACAAGTTCTGCAAACTTTATAGCCTCTTTCGATAGCCTCTTTAATTGATTTTTTCATTGTTGTTACCATTTCGAGCATGCTTATGCCCTACGTATTCCTACTAGTCGTTGAGCCTTCTGTCCTTTCGGTACAGCTTGGTTGCTGATTCCCATTCTACAGGGTTCCAGCAGTTAAGTAACTTTTAGCACAGCAAGAGATTTTCAACCGTGCGGAATAGTACGAACAATCTGTTTGTCCATCATGACAGACGTTCTCGTGAAAGCCGTAAGGACTTCACCAGAGAAGATCTTCATGAACAGCTCATCACGATCACCAGCGCTCAGATTCTGACCAGGATTAGAAATAGAATTAGCGGTTAACGCAGCCATTTTATTATATTCTTATTGTAGTTATATTATTGTTATTAGGAAATGTTTTTATTATGGGTACGTTACACCTGAGTATAGTACATCTTCATTTCGATAGCTCTAGTGTAACTGGGGTCAGCACCATAGCGGGGGTCACTCATAGCCTCCACTACTTCCTGCTTACTTGAGAAGCCCTTATAGCCACCCGTAGTAACCCCACCACCCATAATAGTAGGATTACGTGTTCCTTGCTTAGCAATCATCTTAGCTTTCATACCCTCAAACATAAGAGTAACAGCTTCAAGATTGTTGTTGTCAATAGCTCGATTAAAGGAACTCAGAACCTTATTAGAGAGGTTTCCTTGTGCCCACTCAATAACCTTGTTGTACGCCTGTTCTCCGCCTGCTGAATTATAGACAGCATTAGTGAACTCACTCTCAAGGTTCTGTCGTGATTCAATGAAACCCTCAATGACCTCTGAAGGATAACCTGCCTGAGCAAGGTCAGCCATAGTCTTACTAGACAAGGCACCATACTCATTGTATTCCTTAATGGCCTGATTGAAGTCCACACCTTTAGCCTTAAGATCCTTACCAAGGGCATCTAAGGTTTTCGTGTGCTTATCAATCTTTACATTAAGGTCACCCTGAGGTTCGCCCTGAGGTTCTGCCGTAGGTTCTGCCTTAGGCTCCTCCTGAGGTTCCTCTACAGGGACAGCATCACCCTCCTTAAGAAGCCCTGAGGCTTCATCACCATCAAGGGTAAGCTGCTGAGTACCTGAGATCATAATATCGACACCATTGTCGACACTAAGACCATCACTATTCAAGTTTGTTGTTTCTTCGCTCACCTGTTACACCCCCTGTTCCTGTTGAGCTTTGTTGTTATCTACTGCCATCTGAGCCTGAGCATCAATACCCTGCTGGGCAGCATACTGTTCCATCATTGCCTGCTGTTCCTTAGCAACCTGTTCAGGAGACTTAACGAGACCCGTAGCATCAATCTGAGCACTCGTGAAGATACGCATAGCTAAGTTCTGCTGATTGATCATCTGCATGATATCAGGGAACTGAGCAAGTACCTGAAGTGCCTGAGACAAGTTAGCAAAGTCATGACCACGACCCAAGGCATCAACACCAGTGATGACCGTAGGTTCAATCGCAGCGAACTTCTCAGAGATAGTCGGAAGGCTGCCATTAGACTGCATCTGATTGAAGATACAGGACACTAAAGGCAACTGAAGTTCCTGAGACAGGAGACTATAGACACCCCCTAAGGTATCCTCAAGTTCCTGAGCCATATATCTGATTTCTTCTGCTGTTCTTTAATATTATCGGGGAGGCGTTACTTCCCCACTTATAGTTACCTATAAGAATAGACTATATCTTACCTAAAGGTTTCTACATTTCGAGCCACTTGGCTCTACTCCTTTCGGATAGTCGTTACACTCACTTAACCTTCTTAACACCTGTAACCCTAGCCCAAGATTTACCCTTCCAAATATTTTGGATAGTCCCACGAGAAACGTCTATTTTGTAGCGATTCTTAAGCTGTGTAGGCGTCAATCCACTATCTCGGAGTTTGTAAATAAAGAGTACTTCTTCCGTAGTTAGCTTATGCGTCCCAATAAGTTCCCCATGTTGTTCCATGTGTAAACCGTTGTCCCAACAGTGTCGAATATTCTGTTTAGCAGTACACCACTCTAGGTTGTCCACAGAGTTGTTATAACGGTTCCCATCCTTGTGATTAACTTGAGGGTAATTATTAGGATTCGGAATAAATGCTTGAGCAACAAGACGATGCAAAGGAACAAACTTAGAGCAATGATCTGCACCTAAATGTACCTTCACATATCTGTTTGTCTTGGTTATAGATGTACCTTTAATCCATTTGCCATTATCCTCATTAAAGATTGTTCCATCTTCAAATAAGGTATAATTATGGACACATGGAAAAGGTAATAATTCATTAAGGTTGGTTTTTCTCATAGTTAAAAACCTCGTTAGCTCGGTATTGTCCCAGAGGGATGTTCACCGAATTAGTAGAATTTATAGAGAGCCACTTTAGTTAACCCTCTCAGCTTGGCGTTGCACACTAGAATTAAGCATGAAGCAATAAGACAATCTCTGTTCGATACCCTGAGATACCGCATAGCAGCCCTGAAGGTCAGTCTGTTTGTTTGTCTGCATTGCAACAATATCGTCCTGTCGACCTCTTACGAAAGCCCCATTCTCAGCTTTAGTAAGAGCCTTAATGTTAGTCTGACAGGAAGGAGACACTAGGTACAATACCTTAGCACAAATCATAGCCATATCGTTAATGGCATGCTGAAGGTTCTCTAAAGAGATCAAGTCACCAAGGTAATCTTCAACAAAGGATCGACCATAGGATTCCCCATCTTTCTTAGTGAATCTCACAGGGATCCAAGGACATTTGCCATAGGGATACGTCTGTTCTGATCCGGGGATAATGGTGTTATTTACTTCCTGATAGGATTCCCAAGTGGATCCCTCTAAGGTATCCCCACGGACAAGATAGGTATGAGTGTAGATGTTAACCTTCTCAGAACGATTAACCTCATTACCTGCATTGCCTAAGAGACTTAAGATACTCGGAGGGATAGTCCCCTGAGCTAAAGTATCTCTAGCGACAATCTGAAGTACATTGCCGATAGCATCTCTTTCAACTACAAAGTTTCTGAGAGTGTAGCACTTCATGCCACCCTCTAGAGGAGGCAAAAAGAGCAACGCATTGCCAGCAATAATGAGCTGTTTGATGCACTCAAAGAGCGTAGGTCTAAGACCATTATGCTCCATATACTTCACCATAGCAGCCTCCATCATAGACAAGCCGTACTCTATGGCATCCTTAACCTGATCGTTGCCAGATGCCTGTAGTGCCTCATTAGATGCAGTATCTAACCCAAGCCTAAAGAAAGGCTGACCCGGGGGAAGCAAAGATAACAACAACTTAGATGCTAAGTTATTGAGACCTCTAGCCCCAATAGAATTATAAGGTGTCGTATAGGCAGTGCCACCATCATCAGATTCCTTAGGGAACAACTGAGGGATAGTATAGGTAGCATTCTTCTCTGCTCTCTGGGTATACTGATCTCTGTCCGTAGACAATCTTTCGTATACCTTTTGTGCACCTTCAGCAGTTTGATTATCTAGTTTAGTTTCTGCCATTATTACACAATATTACGTCCCGTACCCCCAGCACCAGTCATGTCAACCTTAAGAGACTTCTTGCCTCTCTTCTTTCCTTTAGTTAACTGTTGCTTCTCTGATTCTGATTCAGTAGTGTTAGTCGTATCTGCATTCACAAACCCTAACTCAGGAGCAGGAACAGGCGCTTCAGTAGTCGATTGACCAGAGTTACTGTGGCCACCAATAAGGCCACCAGTGGAGAACTTAACTACTTTCTTAAAGGGTTTACTGATTTTACTGAAAAATCCCATTAATATCCTCTTTACTTAAATAATAGCAATTATAAATACGGAATCCTTTAGAGACATAACTATTCTTTAACATAGGAGCACACCAATCATTGACACTCCCAGTTTGAATATAGTCACACTCATCATTCTTTAGACAATCAATTAAATAATCAGACAACGCTCTAGCAATGCCTGCTCCTCTTTTAAAAGATACAGTCCATTCTTCATTAAGGATTCTTTGCTTATCAGAATACCAAGGGTAACCATAGGATAACAAACAGCATCCCACTAGTTCATCTGCAGATTGACTATAGAAACCAATAATACGATAATCATATTGGTTATTATTCAATACTACATCTTTAACAAAAGACCTAATATAGTCTTTATCTAAGTTTCTTATGAAGGATAAATTATTAGGATTATCTATAATAGATTCCATACATTTATCTAGAGCCTCCATAGCTGTCTTTAAGTCTACAATAGGTTTAACATAAAGTTTACCTATAGACCCCCTATAGTCCCCCATAGTATTCGTCATCCTTTTTTAATTTTTTACATTACGTTAGTGCCTACACCCTTAGCTTTGTCTAAGGATACCTTAAGACCTTTCTTACCCTTACGAGCCTTCTGTTCTTCAGTCTCCTGAGCACCAAGCTCCGGTTCCTGAGGTTCAACTACAGGGTTGTCTAAGGCAGGTGCCTGAACTTTCACTTCAGGTGTCTTAGGCTTTGAAAACAGTGAACCGATTTTAATCACCTATATGGTTTTGTTCATTGAACTTATTTTCAAGGAAGTCAAGTACATCCTGTACACCACCACAGTAATCAATGGTAGGCTTATAGCGGATCATCTTGCGTACATCAAAGATCTTCTGAAGTCCCTCCAACAAGTCTTTCGGGACAGCCGGAAAGTTGTCGAAGAGGGGTTCATCAGGATCACTTTTAGTGGTATCTTTGATATCAATTTTCATAGATTCGTCTTTCACGATTATCTATCTCCTAGTGTGGTGAATTTATTATCAACTATCTGTCGTCTTAATAGGGACGATTTTATCAGGTGTCCAAAGGGTATCTTTAGTGTCCCCTTGACGAAGAATATAGGCCATTCTAGCTTGCAGCAAAGCATCATCTTCAGTAAGGCCAGCTTTCTTGTAGGTATTAACTACAGTCTCCCATAGTTTATCCTGAGGGACATCCTTAAGGATCCTCTCTGCTCTTACTGCTCCAATACCGGGGCAACCTTTATAGCCATCAGCAGTGTCTCCTACTAGTGTCTGAAACATATGCCAATAGTTAGCTTTATCTTCGTCAAGCCAATAGATTTGATCTTCATTTACTCTATAGAAATGAGTAGGAAGAGTTTTGAAATCCTTATCCATTGACACAATTAAGGTTGTATCAGGAGTACTATTAATACCTATTACATCATCAGCTTCTAGAGATTCACTGGATTTAGATTCATAGTTATTTCTGATCCAATCCACTAATCCATAGTAGCAAGTAGGCTTTCTTTTATCAAGCCTATTGTTTTTATAATCAGGCATTAAGTGCTTCCTAAAGTTATCATTAGGATCACTAAAGACAAACGAATAGTCATTCATTTCGACATTATGGTTTGTCTTTAGTGTATCTTTAATACCCACAATAATATCTTCAAATTGATCTATTGCATCATCCAAATAGGCATGACAAGTATATAGACCATCCCCCCAATAGATATCCTTTTGGACAGCAGAAGATGCTTTATAGGCCAATAGATCTCCATCTATCAGCCCAATGTATTCTTTAGTAGCGCTCATAGGATGATGCAAGCTCAGCGCCAGAACGAGTAAGCAGCCATCGATTGCCTGCCTGTCGAATGTACTTATTGATTGACGTAATGTGACCTCGAGAGGCCATCTCAGCAATCATTCGTGCATTGTATCGACAATAGTCTGACTGAAGTTTAGGATGGACTTCACCAATGTAAGCAAGAGCACTGCAGTAGTTACTCATCTCAGCGTTACGCTTGTGAACAATAATCTCCCCAGTACTCTTCTCTTCTGTATAGAAATACTTAGGCATCTTCATAGCAGTCCTCCTCCTCTGTAGTGGTATCTGAAGTCACACTGTAACCGAGCTTCATAAGGAGGTCATGAATGATCTCTTCAGGAGCCCAATCCTTCCAAGTTTCAGGTTCCGGCTCATAGTTAAGCACAGTCTCACCATTAAGAGTGACTACAGCACCATAAGCAGGGACATTGCCATACTCATCATGCTTAACCTTCCACTTCCACATAATATGGATGTGATCAATGCTGCCCTTAGGAGCCTTATAGTCACGCAGCAGTGCTGCCTTAGTTTCTTTAGTCATACCAGTGTTTTCCATAGTAGTAATTAATGACAAGCTGCCCAGTTACAGCCAATCTTTCCTTCAGTATCAAGTTGACATTTAAAATTAAAGAATGCCTGAGTTTGTCTCATGGATTCCTGAGCAATCCTACAGCAATCTTCAGCGATTTCCTTAGTGCGACAAGCTATCTGACACTCATCATGAATCCATGCCACCATAGCAAAGTCACCATCCCAGCCGTGCTTATAGCCAGCCTTACGCATATTCTCTTCTACAAGACACACCCATTTCTTACAAACGAGAGCACCTGCAGATTGCAATAGAGTATTCAAAGCTGAGTGTTCAGAGCGTACATAGATAACACGTTTGTCCAAACCCAAGACACAATGGGTGATCTCAAGCTGAGGACTATCAGGATGATACCGCTTACGCCACTTCACTTTATGAGTACCCCCTACCCACTCTGAAGAGGAGACAAGACTATGAGAGATATCCTCTACTAGATCTTTATAAGCAGGAATAGCCTTAAAGAACTTCTCTTTAAGTGCCTTACCTGCCCTAGCGTCTCCCCCGATAACCTCACCAAGCTTAGCGTCTCCTCCTCCGTACATCATGCAGTAGATCATAGTTTTCGCTTGGTCACGTGTAGCAAGCCCTGCCATCTTTTGGTTATGCGTATGGATATCCCCTGAGAGGATTTCATTTACATATGCACCATTATCATATGGGGATAGGAAATGCCCAAGGCAACGCAGCTCAAGACCAGAAGCATCAATACCAGCCTCATACCATCCTTGTGGAACAGTAAATAATTCTCTGCATAATTTCCCATACGGAGATCTGTTCGCGGGAACTTGAGCAACATTAGGATAGCTATGAGTTGCACGGCCAGTGACAGCCCCATTAGGGTTAACGGAGCCATGAATACGCCATAGGTGATCATTAGGATCCTCCTTCATTAGCTTTAGCCACGCATTACTGCCTTCAGCAAGCTGACCAATACGTTTGTTTAACATGAGAAGCTCTAGGATCTTGCTAGTCATAGGGATATCTTTAGCAGTCTTTAGAGTTTCTTCATCAACCTTAGGCAACCCTGTATCAGTCACCTCCTGAGGCTCCCACCCTTGCTCAGTGAGAACCTTAGCAATCTGTTGTCGACTATTGGGATTAAAGGTTTCATAAACAGGATATTGTACTCCTGCTTTAATACCTTTCTTAGCGTTGTCTCTCTTGTAGGTCTTATAGCCAGTCAATAGAGGAGGGACACTCTCTTGCAGCTCTTTAGTCAACTCATCTCTGCGCCCTGCAAGCTCACTATAGAGAACTACAGCTTTATCTCTATTAAAGACAAAACCATTACGCTCCTGCTTAGCCATCACCCATGCAATATCGTGCTCAAGCTGTACGGCCTCCCAAGGGTAACCTTTGCCTAAGAGTTTATCAAAAAGCATCTTAGTAACAACTACGTCCTGATAGTTGTACTGATACATCTCTTCTGAGAAGCTGTCCCAAGCCTCCTCCTGTTCCCCATAGGTGCCCTTTAGTTCACGCATACGATAGCCATAGGCTTTCAATGAATGGGAACCAAAGAGATCCTTAGGAAGCCTCCCAGAACGAATTAAGCCCATATCGAGATCTTTAATGTTGCTCCAAACTAGACGAGCAAAGACAAGCGTATCGATAACACAATCCCTAGGATCAAATACAAAGTCTTTACCTGATAGTCGCTTAAGACAAGGGACATCGTACTTGATACCATTGTGAAATACCAAGTTATAACCGCTAGTACCATATACATTAAGAGCATCAATGTATTCATCGAGATCCTTATATCCTTTGTACTCCTGAGAGGCACTATCGTAGATCCATGCGCACCAGAATTTAGTTACGGTATCCAATAATCCATTGGTTTCGATATCAGTAATGATGTGTTTGTCGTATAGTTGAAGCATTTTCTATATCCTTCTATAGCTTTGCTTATTTCTTAAATAGCCTTGCTAAAAAGATCCTACAGGATCACCAGAAGTGAGATACCTGTAATTGTGATAAGCCACATAGCAATCACGTAGATCTTGAATACCAGAGAGCTTAGGTCTCTGTACTCAGCAGAATGCTCATGCTCAGCGGCTAGAATCACAGGTGCTATAGGAAGCAACAGGATAAACCAAAAGCATGAGATGGCACGATCCGTAAGAGACATGTCCTTGTCGTAATACCAGAAAGTAAGTGGGGAAATAAACTCTTTAAAACTCATTTTTTTCATCCTCAAATGGGCAATCGTAGTCCTTTAGTCGGCCTGTTTCGGGATCATAATAAAGATAACCACCTATACCAGTCAAACCACTGAAACGATTCTTAAGTACTCTAATGGCCATGACATTAGGATTATCTCCCTGTTGATTCCTCTCCAGGCCAATCACCATATCTGCAAGCTGAGCAATAGCACCGGAACCTCTAAGTTGACTTAAAGACACCTGAGCTCCTTCTTCGTGACCTTTCTTATCGGGGCGCTTAAGGTGACTAACGACATACATAGTACACCCTGTTTCTTCAACAAGGGATCTAAGGTTTGTCATTAGTTTGTCAATAGCTTTACGCTCCCCACCATCGTCACTATTGTCCATACCAGAGACAACAATAGAGATATGGTCTAGGAAGATTCTCTTGCATCCTAAAGCTACGATCATGTATCTAAGCTTACTAAGCAGATTCCCAGAATCAAGTGATCCAAAGTGATCATAGAGGAAGAACTTTCCGTTGCCAATCGTGGCATCAAAAGCACTCTTGAGTTCTTCTTTAGAGACACTATCGGGATCCACGCTGATAATGAGACGTCTATTAAGAAATATGGACATAAGTTCAAGTCCCGTCTTTGCCGTAGATTCCTCAAGAGCAACCACGCCACAAGTCTCGCCTTTAGAGACACCAAAGAAATATTCAAGCTCTCTGAGTAGAGTGGATTTTCCCATGCCTGATCCTGAGGTAATGACATAAAGCTCACCGTGTCTAGCACCGTTTGTCTTGCTTTGGAGAGCTTGAAAAGGATAGGCCACACTGTCTTTAAGACTATCAAGACCTTCCACACACTTCTCATAGAGATCTTGACCTGAAACAATTCCATCAGGTCTGTAAGGCTTAGCGTTCCATATGGCCGATACAAGGTCACCTGATCTCCCAGCCTTAAGACACTCATTAGGATCCTTAAGAGGTAGATTAGCAATGTACGCTTTACCCAATGGGAGAATCTTTGCACAATCTTCACATGCTTTACGTCCCGGATCATCCATATCAAACATTAGGATGATCTCTTCAAAGTTATTTAGATACTCTAGGTTAGCTTCAATGGCTTTCCTAGCAGCCTGAGCACCATTAGGGATAGACACTACAGGCCACTTATTGCCTTGCACTTGAGACACACTAAGGGCATCTATCTCACCCTCAGTGATTACTAGTTTCTTACCACTAGACCACAACTGAGAACCATAGAGGCACCCAGAGATCTTCCCTAGTACAGCAAAAGACTTATCAGGGAATCTAAGCTTTTGTCCTACAAGAGAACCCTTGTCATCATAGTAGCAAGCCACTTGACAAGGGTTACCCTTATACTCCCCCACGAAATACTTTAGCTTAGTACAAGTATCTTTAGTGATACCCCTAGCAGGCAAAGCAGAGATCTGTAGTTCCTCTAAAGGAATCATATTGGATGCTGACATCTTTACCCCCTTGGGTTTGTCCAAAGATCCATCAGGTCTAAAATAAGTGGTACAGCTATAGCAATACTTATGACCGTCACTAAAAACAGCAAGAGCATCACTAGAGCCACAATTAGGACAAGGCTCATGGTGCAGAAAGGTCGATTCCATGATCTAGCATATAACGTGCACTTTGGAAATCACGAAGATTATATTGAAAGCCTGCATCAAAGCTGTATCGGCACTGATGTTCAAAAGGTGTCATATGCCCACTATCAATAAGCCGCTTAGCAAGAGTAAGATCCTTTAGGATATCCGGCTTAGACCCATCGTGATTAAGGTAAGACACTCGGGCACAACGTGCAGCAGAGATAAGTGTGAGAATCCGCAGATCATCGATAGCATCCATCTCATCAAAGTTCACATAAGGAAGCGTACGCCCCCCGTGAGCATTGATATAAACGTAGGTGTTGCTAACGGCATCCATAGCCATCTTAATAGCCTTAGCAAGGTGCTGGATCTCTGGATCAGCATCAGGAGACAACCGGAGAGCAAAGAAATTGCTCCACTCAGTAGCAGTGACAATAACTTTAATCTTAGTGAAGGGCTCAAGGATGCGATTGATGTGCTGCTTATGAAACCCATTGTCAATCATCTTATGAGCAACCTCGATTGCCTTAAATGCAGCATCTTGCCACTCTTCACAAAAGATATCATAGTCATCTTCATTGACAATGTCTTTACCTTGCATGCCCTTGCAATTCTTATAGACATCCGAAGGCACCCAAGCATCATTCAACATATTCTGAATAGTTCTCTCTACAGGTACCGCACGCGAGCTAGAGGCACTCCGTGAGAGCATTCGGTGTGTCATGAATTCACTATGGATGAAACGAGGATACTCCAATTCAAACGTATAGAGGTTATCCCAGCGTGCACGAATGATAGCTTTAGAGTTACCTACGCAATAGACCTTAGAGATAGGATCATCACTCATCTTCATCATCCTCCTCCTCATCAATCTCATCATCAGCATCATCTTCAGAATCTAGGAAGGCTTCATATTCATACTCCCACTTCTCTTTCTGATTGTTGTGAAGCTCATCACGATATGAATCTCCATCAGGATAATGCCAATCTGATTTACGTTCAATAGGTTCCATAATTATGGTTTCCTTTAGTGTTTACTATGGTATAACTTTGGTAGGTCGAAGGGGATTCGAACCCCTATGCTCTAGGCGGCACATTTTAAGTGTGCTGAGTCTCACCAATTTCTCCATCGACCCATTTAAATGTGCAACCTTTACATTAAGCCTCTCTGCCATACTTCCTGAATTATGCGGGGTAACCGTCGCCCCTCTCGGATCTAATTCGGTAGACATCCTAGTCGGGAGCTACCCGACCTACTAAAGAGCCGTATGACTTCCTCACTTCTCTTATAGTGAGAGGAGTACAATCAAACAGCGAATTTGGTACGGCGTGAAGGAATCGAACCCCTACGCCTTAAGGCACTATGGTTTAAGCATAGAACGTCTGCCAATTCCGTCAATCACCTAAAATATTTGGTCTCTCCGGTAGGATTCGAACCTACATAAGCCACTTTAGAAGAATGGTATATTGTCCAATTATATTACGGAGAGGTAGAATTCAGTTTGATAAAAGCCTCTAGTCTCGTGTTGAGGTCTCTGAGTAATTCAACGCCTTCTCTATGAAGTCCTGCACTCTCTGAGAGTAACTGTCTACACGCTTCGACTGACTTTGCATTAGCTCCTGAGGCATCCCTGAGAAGCTTTCTATCGGTGCTACTGAGGTTGTACTGCACCCGATTAACATGTTTAGTAAGGGCAGCCAAGTCAGCAGCATCAGAAGCTTTACTTTTAATGATAAGGCTAATTGTTTCATCTTTCCTAGCTGTTAGCTCCTTTAGTTTGACTTCATTCTGAGCTTGAATAGCTACAAGCTCTTCAGTGTGCTTATTGCTTTCATATTTCCTGCCACCAATGACACCTGTAATGAAAGCTAAGACTACTGCTAGTATGGCTACCTTCTCCCACATAGTTTATTCTTCTCTCTAGTAGTGGAGATTTTATGCGATACGAACTAAGTCACCTTTAGTGAACTCAAGTGTCCCATTGGCTTCCTTAAGATCAGCTTGAGACAACTTGCATCTATCAAGAGAACTTGCATCTTCATAGATAACGTAGACAGCACCACGGCCGTACCACGACTGAACATCAAAGCAAGGGCAGTCTTTAGCTACCCCGGGGAAATCTCTATGCCCTAAGACCTTAGCTTTAGGATACTTACTCTTAAGCCAGTCTAAAAGTTTCTTAAGAGATTCCTTTTGCTTCTCTGTAAAGTTGTCTACAGACTTACCGTTACGATCAGTCCCCCCAATAAGGCAAATGCCAACACTGTCATCATTATAACCCAGAACGTGACTGCCAATAGCTTCAAGGGGTCTGCCATTTTGAATAGCTCCATCCGTAAGAATGACAAAGTGATAGCCTATACCAAGCCATCCCTTTTGACGATGCATTTGATCAATAGTTTTCCAAGTGTACTCAGGCTTATTTTGAGTAGCGCTGCAGTGAACCACCAGATAATTCGTAGAACTGCGAGACTTGAACTTAACAAAGTTTCTATGGTAGTCAATCAGTGGTTCCTTAAAGGTAGTAGTCATTTATTAATTCTCTTGTTGTTATTGTTATTATTCTTGTTCTTCAAGATTCCCTCAGGGATATCTTTAGGTTTCTCTTTAAGCCATTCTTCGGGGATCAGCTTATCGGCAAACTTAATGCCGTTCTTGTTGCAGAAGCTAGCGTAAGTAGTAGACGACCCCTTATAAATGTACGTCTTACTTCTACTAAAGACAAACCGGATATCTAACTCAGGATGTTGCTCACGGATTAATAAATGCTTCTTCCTATCTTCAGCATCCCAGACACCCTTAGTTTCTATAATGATGCCATTAGGCAACACGAAATCAGGGGTATACTTGTGAGTACTCTGAGGAACGACATACTCTAAGTACTGTTCCTCATAGTGTGGCTCAATAGAAAAGGACTTGAGGAAGTCTGAATTCTTCTCCTCAAGTCCTGATCTGTAGGTACCCGCGTTGTGCCTTTTAGCTTTGCTGTATGCTGCACTGCGGGTGGTCATTAGATACCACCAAAGACGTACTTAAAGTAATAATTCTTAGGGTCTAGCTTCTCTTCACTGCCCTTATCAAAGATAAGCTCTCCACTAGGGTACTTGAAGGTAGGTTTAGCATCATTAAGCGAAAAGTACATGTAACCAATAAAGAGGCTACCCTCTTGCACACTAGAGGCATCTACAGGAAGACTTTCTACATCTTTACAGTATTCCTTATAGACATCCTTATGCATCAGCATGACTGCAACAAAGTCACAATCGATATCTTGCAGCACATGATCAGGGAATTTAATGGTGCATGGGTTCCAATCATAGAGATCGAAAGTAGGTTCCTTTTGTTCCTCTTTAAGTTCCTCAATGTTAGTCTTAAGACCCTGCACAACATCCTGCATCGTAGCAAGAGTAGATTGAGCCATATCAATGCGGTTATCAAGTTCTTCCAAAGTAATCATCTTAGGTACTCCCTAGTAATTATTAAAAATCAGTGGCTCCAACAGCCTTACGTGATTCTACTTCATCTTCATCGAGGCTGTCAAATGGTGCCTCTTCCTTGAATGCCTCATAGCCTTCCTCTTCAGCAGAGAAGCCGTAGTCCTCTGCAGATGAACCACCGAACTCGTTAAGCTTAATCACTTGGACTGCAACCGGTCGAAGGCTAAGGCCAACCTGCTTAGTTGACTGCATGAAGTAAGGCGCTGCAGTGAAGCTAAGACGAATCACTGAATCACGACCTACATTGACGTCAATAGGCTTGCCCTTAGAATCAAAATGGGCAATCTTAGCGTTGACTGTAGATCCATCCTTCTTCTTGATTACAGCATTCTGCTTAAACTTGAGGTAGACATTACCCTCTTCATCTTCAAAGAAGAGATCAGACTTATGGATCTTTTTCTTGTTCATCACATTGGCTTCAGAGACTGCTTCATCGAAAGCCTTGTTCTGAATAGCCTCAAGCTTCTCAATGAGCTTCTTAAGTTCATCAGTCATACCCTCAAAGCGCATAGTGACACTAAAGACACCTTCAGGATTGAACTTCATATCAGGCTCCTTCAGGTGAGGATACTGAGCAAAGCCCTTCGGAGTAGTGTAACGTTCGATCATTTTAAAATGGTTTCCTTGTTTAATTAATTAAGTAAGTAAAAGTTACTAGAGAGATTCCTTGGTTCTCTCTAGTAGTGGAGATTATATTAAGTTACTAGCAGAACGCATACATAGACTGTTTGACTACATCAAGATCTAATGTACCGTGCTTAGGAATCGGAGGCAACTCCTTAGCTTTCTTAGGAGACAACATGTTCTCGACTTGATCATGAAGATCCTGTAAGACATCATTCTGTTTATAGGTTTCAGCAAAGACCTCACGAACCAGAGAGAACATAAGATCCCCTTGTCCTGCAGGGCAGCCATAAGAATCATGAATCATAGCAAACTGATGGATACCCGCATCAACGCAAGCGTCTACAGTCAACATAAGGTGACTAGCGTCCATAGAGTGCACATAGTTAGGAGCGATACCCTGTTTCTGCTTACGAGAATCGATTTTCCCTAAGTCCTCTGAGACACTAATTTGAAAGGTCTCACCTTCAGTCTTAGCTTCATCAGGAGCACCAGATTCATCAGTAACATGGATAGTTCCGCTGCAGAAGGTCTTAAGTTTCTTCAGGCGAACCTTAGGATACCTTTGGCGAACCAAGAAACCACTAGGAGTTACCCACTGAGTAGGCAGGTTCTCACCATTGATATTCTTATCGGTAGCAAGTAAACCTGAGGCAGTCTGAAGCCAATCCATAGCTTCTCTAGCTTTGACAACAACTTCACCTAATGAATTCCAAATCTTGTCAGCCATATAGGTTGCAGCTTGTCGAGGCTTAGAGAATGCTAAAGGATGATGTTCTAAATGAGGGTAGATAGTATCTTCAAGGATCTGTTCAGTAAAGCCAAACTTCTTCGCTCCGTATGAAAGTGTCATAGTCGGTCTCTTGGTTACCTTACGGGTAATCCCATAGGCCAGCCACTCATTAGCAAGTGCCTTAGTACCCTTAGAGACATACTCAGTGCCATCTTCAGCAGTCTTTAGTTCATCTTCAGTACCCTCAGCAGCATCCTTCATCACAGCTTGTTTCACATGCTCAGCGACAATACCGTAGATATCGTGAACTTTATCATCAGGCACGAGGTTAACTGCAGTACCCCCAATCTCATCCTTAAGCATAGCTGAGAAGTGCTGGATACCACTGCAGCTGCCATCGAAAGCTACTGGAATGTGAGACACATAATCTGTACCTTGGTCCATGAAATCAGCCCACTCAAAGCAGAATGCTAGGAACTCCCAAGGGCTATCTGTTTCAGTCCATTCGAGGTCTGTAAGAGGATCTTTAGCTGTCCTAAGAATCAACTCAGTGTTCTCATAGACCCACGCAATGCGTTCCTCTAAGGGTTTCTTATCAAGCCCATAGCAGTTAGCACCTTGGATAGCTAACCAAGCTACCCCCGAATCTCCTAAAGGAGCACCATCAGCGAACTCTAGCAAGCTCTTGCAGAAATCAGTGCCCTGAGGATTCAGCAAGGGTAATGGATAGACACGACCACGGAAATCAAGGTTATGAGGAAAGTAGATACGTTCATAGTCTTTGTAGATATCAGCAAGAGCAAGCTGAGCATTCACTGCATAACGCTTAGACTTACGCTTATTGTCACGCTGAAAGTAGATAACCATAGACTTACGCCATTCCTTCTGAACGTTAGGATCCTTATCTGCTGCCTCTGGGCGCACTGGAGGCTCCTCAGGTTCCGCTAAAGGCATCTCAAGTCCCTCAGGGATATGCTTCCACTTAGAGATCTCCTGAGCTACCTTAAGTACCCTTTGATTGATCCTCCAAGGGGTCTCTTGGATAGCGTTAACAGCCTTGTAGACGTCAGGCATATCGAGATCTCCATAGAGATCCATAACAGTCTTTTCATTAAGACGAACTAAAGGGATAGGTCTCTTGAGATTGATGTAATAACCACCATTGATAGGATTAGTCCAAGGCTTGGGAGGGATGACCATAGGACGATTCTTAAAGAGAAGATCAGCCATCTCCCTATCATTATGGGCAATGTACTGAACAATCTCAGGAGCAATCTCAAATCGATAGGAAAGCTTGATACCTTGGGAGTACCTAGAGATCTTCCCTAGACCGGTAGAGACAATAAAAATATCGATCAGCTTCATACCTAGATTGCAGCGAACAGAATCAGTCCATTTCTCCCACTTCTCTTTACGTTCCTCATCAGCTAACCATTTATCTTTGGCGTTAACAAAGGCAGTCTTGAAAGACATACCTATACGTTTGTTGAGGTTGACCTGAAAGTAGGATCGTTCCTTCTCAGACAAAGTAGACAATACATCTTGGAACTTCATCTCCAGTTCTAACTCAGTTCCTAACTCTTTTGCAAGGGACGTAAGGTTAATCTGAGGGATAGCATTAGAAAGAATAGTTCTAAGAGACAAGAAAGCTACATGTTCAATCTCTAGCTGCTTTAAGACAACTGCACAAATATGGCGTTTCCCCGGTTTACCTGAATCAGCTTTAGTGTAGAAATCTTTTAGTCCCTTACAAAAGGCCGGAAGGGCTTCTTTAAGCAGCATTTTGGTTGTCCCCGTGTCTGCTAAAGTTTTATTCTCTCTGGCCTTATTAATTTTAGACATAAAAGCTTGATAAGCAAGATCCTTACTCTCTAACTCTAATTCTATTTCTTTATCGACTAAATGCTTTCCATATTTGAGACACAATTCATCATAACCACATTCATTAATCTGAATTTAATCAATAACTGCTTTAGTGTCCATTTGGTTTCCTTTAGTTAACTTTAAGTTATCTTTAGTTAGTCTTTAGATTAGTATCTATAGTAATAACCTACTTAGTTA